GGTGAGTGACGCCGCCGTCGGGAAGGATGGCGCGGAGCACATGTGCAACGAAGTCGTACTCGACAACAGCTCCGTCTGGGTAGGTGCGGCGGTGCAGGCCCTCGCGGTCGCCGTTGGCCGGGTTGGCGTCACTGAACAGGCCGACCAGGGCGACGCCCTGGGCGAGCACGCCGGATGGGCTGAGTAGGACGACTTGCTCGTCGACGGTGGGCGGGTCCCATTCCTTAGAGGTGCCTGCGCGCAGTGCCAGCCAGGGCAGCCAGGTGGTTGTGATGTCGCCAGATTTCACGCGGACACGGACCTTGGCGACGTCGACCTCGGCGATGGTGCCGAGGCGGACGAGGTTTTCAATGAGGCGGGCAAGTTCGGCGAGTTGGTTCATGCTGCTGATGCTGCAGCGCGCGCGCGCGGGGCGCACTTGGCGCGGGTTGTAGCGGGGCGCGCTACAGCGCTAGGTCAGACGGTGAGGTGGGCCAGGAGGCGGTCGCGGATCATTTCGAGGTCGTCGTCGGTGAAGCCGAGCAGCTCGCGGCGGTCGTACTGCACGTCGGCCTGGCCGCGCCCGGGGCGGTCGCGCAGGCCGTACTGGTGGACGCGGGCGATGCGTGAGACGCGGCCGGCGAAGGCGATGGCGATGGTATTGGGGGTGCTCTGCAGGCGCAGGTACTTGGCCTGGCGCAAACGGGCGAACATCTGGCGCTTGATGCGGCCGACCTTGTCGCGCAGCTTGCGGGGCTTGCGGACTGCGTACGGGGTGCCGTTCGGGTTGCGTTGGGATGCGATGCGCTTTTGTTGGTTGCGACGCAGCTCGCGGCCGATGCTGTTGCCGAGCTTACGCCGCTCGCCCGGGGAGAGCTTGGCGAGCAGCAGGCCGGCCCACTCTTCCAGGGCGTGGAGATTGTCGGTCACAGCTCGAAGTCCGGCTCTTCGGGGTGGCTGATATCGAGGCTCCCATCGTCCAGGCGCTTGACGATGACTCGCTCGGTGAGTGGCAGCTTGAGCGACATATCGACCTTGCCGCCGTCCAGGATGTCGGCCTCGAAGGCGATGGCATCCTTGCCGCGCTCCAGGTTGGTGAGCAGCTCCGGCTGCTGGCGGCGCAGCCACTCCAGCACTGGAATGAACACGCTGTCTGGGTGGCCGGCGAAGTCGGTGAGCAGGACCTGCAGGGTGTAGGTGTACTCGAAGGACAGGCCCTTGGCCGCCGTGCAACGGACGCTGCCGGTGTCGATGAAGATGAGCAGCCGGTCGGGGTTCTTCTTGAGGCCTGCGACGGCGGTGAGTAGGTGCTCGCGGAGGCTGTTGGGTTTGTTCATGGGTTGGCTGCCTTCTGGTGGCACTCGACGTCGACGTCGCGCAGCTCTAGGCGCCGGGCGTGCGCGGCAATATTCACGCTGCCACCTTGCCGCAACCGCAGGCAGCGTGTTGCTCGTAGGCGCGCTCCAACTTCACGTCGTATAGGTTTCGGGCGTAGGCTGGGCCGTTGTAGCCCTTGGCAAAGGTCGCCCACTTCTTGCCCTTGAGGGCCTTGAGGAGGGCTGGGTCGGCTTCGATGAAGCGGACGAACGCCTCGAACTGCTGGTTTTCGTCCTGGCTCATGAGTCGGACGAACTCTTCGACACTGGCATAGCCCAGGCGCTCGGCGTGGTAGCCCATGATCTGGAAGGCGCCCCAACTGGCTGACTCGTTGGCGCAGAGCGCGTCGATCATGCGGGCCTGGGCCAGGCGCTGGTGTTCTGCGGCGCCGCCGATGTATCCGCCGGGCTTGGCGTTGACCAGGGCGGGGAACTGGGCGGCGAGCTCGTCGGCGTGGCGGCGCAGGGCGGCCTGGTCGTCACCTTCGGCGCGCGGCAGGGCCAGGCGTTGGTGCATGACGTGACGCTCGAAGAGGATCTTTGGCTTGCCGGTGGCCAGGAACCCGGTGCCTGCGCTCTCCACCTCATTGACGGCGTAGATGGCGGCCAGCTCGACGCCAAGCCGAGAAGCGGCGGCCACGAGGGTGGCATTGCGTAGCAGCTTGCTGCAGTCGGTGCCGGTCAGGGCTGCGAGGGTCTTCTCGCCGGCCTTGCCGTCGACCACCAGGCCGATCTTGGCTTGATACGCGCGGACGGCCTTTTCGGTTTCGTCGCCGTAGTCGCCATCGGTGACCAGCTTGGCGCCGTGCGCGTTGAGTTGTTGCTGCAGGCGGCGGACGGCGAGGCCTTTGTCGCCGTGCTTGAGGGTTTCGGTCATAGCTGGTCTGCCTTGCGGGTAGCGATGCGTTTGAGGCTGGAGCGCACGAAGTCGGCGCCGAGCAGGCCGACCACGCCACCGAAGAAGGGCGCGAACTGTTCGGGAATGCCGAACAGGGCCAGGCCGTTGCTCACTGCCAGGGTGATGAGGCCGCAGATGAAGCCTTCGCCCAGGGCACGGCGTAGGCTGCCGCCGGAATAGATGAAGCGGGCCGAGGCGAGCAGCGCCGAAAGCACGGCGGCATAGATGAGCGGGTGATGCTGCTCTATCCAGGCGAGCAGCATGGCCCAGGTTTCGGGGCGGTCAGGCATCTGTGACATTCCTTGCGTCCTGTGGAAGAGAGTGGGCGAGCTGCACGAATGGCAGGCGGCTGAAGAACTTGCCTTCGCCTTTGTAGACGGCGAGGTAGATCAGTCCCATAGGTTCACCACTTGGCGCTGTTCGGGTTGGGGGGCGGCGTCCGGCAGGATGACGGCGGTGCCGTGCGGGATGATCGGGCCGAGGTCGGCGAGGCCTGGGTTGGCGTCGAGGACGGCCTCGGTGACGCCCGCGGTGCGGCCGTAGTAGTGCCAGCAGAGGCTGTCGACGGTGTCGCCCTGGGCGGCGATGACGGTGGCCATCAGTTGCGCCCCTGTTGTTCGACTTGGTCGGGATAAACCCAGGGGCCGTCCTCTGAGACGAGCGCGCCTGGTGATCGGCCAGATTCGACTTCACGGCAAACGGCGTATCCCAGCGGGTGCATGATTTCGCGGTTGATCCGCTCCAGCAGACCGAGGCGGGAAATTTCGTTCCAGTCGATGACCTTGGGCTTGTTCATCAGAGCAGCTCCACGGTGGCGTGGCTGATGCCGAGGATGGTGCGCAGGGCCTTGCGGGCATCGCGCCGCAGCTGGTCAGGGCTGCTCTCTTCCTCAGTGACCTTCTGCTCGCCGCTGTTGGTGGCGTCGAAGCTGTTGTAACGCTCGATCAGCTCGGCCAGGGCGCCGCAGTAGATGACGCGGCGGTAAAGGTGCAGCCACTGGCTTTCGCCCTTTATCTTCTCGCCCGGTACGTCGGCCAGCGTGGCGTGGCCTTCGGCCCGGCGTGCGGTGCGGTAGGCGGAGAGCTCGCGGTTGGCCTCGATCATGGCGTTGACTGTGGCCACTTCGAGGCGGTCGTCGGTGACGCTGGAGTCGATACGCATCGCGGCGCGCAGTTGCTGGCCGTCGATATCCGGCCAGAATTCCGAGTTGCTGATCGGGTAGGCGGCGCTGGTGTCGCCGCCTGCGATGAATCCGCTCATGGCCGGGCCTTTAATAAGTGGGCGGTGGTCGGGGCTTCACAGCGCGGGAAGGAGTCACCCTGCTGATCCGACCCGAGCCGCCCGGGTGCGGGGGACCGCTCGGTTAGCTGGCAGCACCAGCGTGTTTCTTGAGGAGGCGCTCGGCGCGCTCCAGGTCTTTCTTGCCGCCGCAGCTGTTGTGCTGCTGGATGGCGGATTTCAGCAGGTCAATACCGGCCTGAATCTGGCCAGGTTGGCCGGGGTTTTTCTCGTCCAGGTCCACCAAGGTGGAACGGCCCAGTGCGAGGGTGAGCTTGGCGCGAGCTTCGTCCGGCATGTCCTGTTCCGCGGTGAGCACAGCGGTACGGGTCAGGATGTCGTGCGGGAATACGCTGCCGGCCTTCTGGGCTGTCAGTGCGGCTTCTGCCACTTCCTCGGCCACCAGGCAGCCGGTGGTGCGGTTGAAGCGGTTAGGCGTCTGTAGGTTGTGGCAGATGACGTACTCGGCGATGTCCAGGCCGCCGGCGTAGTCGCCCGCGTCGAAGCGCCAGACCATGACGGTGACCAGCACGTCGTCTTGAGCTCCCTGGCCGGCGGCGAGGACGCCGTCGATGTAGGGCACGTATTCTGGGAGCAGCTCGGCCTTGACCTTCGCCTTGTTCTGTTGCGACTGGACCTGCTTGAGGCGCAGTTGATCCTGCTGGAGCTTGGCGAGCATGAGCTCGTAGCTGGTGAGGCCATCCATGAGCGCTGCGGGCGCGGTGCGCGCCGCCTCCTGGGCGGCACGCTTGCGCAGCTGGGTGCTTTGGGCAAGGGTCAGGGCCATGGCTTATGCCTCAGTCGGGTCTGGGTAGGTCATCGCCTCGATGTTCTCCACCAGGGCGACGGCCTCGAAGTCCTCGATCACGTAGGCGTCATTGCTGGACTGGTAGTCAGCAATACGATCGAATTCCGGCTCGTCTTTCAGGTGGCGCCGGCGGGCGCCCTCCTGCCAGTAGATGGAGAGGTTCTTGAGGAAGGTGACCAGCACGGTGCCCTCCGGGAAGAAAGGGGCATCGACCACCGGCAGGCCGCCGAGACGGGCGCGGCTGACGATTTCCTGGGCGGCGTTCTCTTCCTGGTTGGAGGCTGCGCCTTTTTCCACGGCCTTGAGCAGCTTCTCGTGCATCAGGTCGCGGCTGACCAGTACCACCAGGTCGGGACGCCTGCGGTGCCACGGGGCGAGCATCTGGATGGCGTCGAACACCAGGCCGTCGAGGGTCTGGTAGTCGCCGCTGATTTCGGTGTCGACGCCGGCTACCTTGATCAACTTGGTGCCGCCTACGGTGACTTTGCCGGCGACGGCGCCCGCGTCAATGACGTGGTCTTCAGCGCCTTCCCGGATCTTCTGCAGCCAACCTTTGTTGACGTCCTGCAGCAGGGGGTTGTTGGTGCGGTTGGTAGCCACTGCCACGCTGATTCCGTTGAAGCCGATCATGATGCGGTCGAGGGACTGGCGTTCGATGATGGCATTGGTCAGGCGTACCTGGAAGTCGGGGAACTTGGCCCAGGCGTCGAGCAGTGCGTAGGGGAACGCGGTGTCGAAGTTGGTTTGCTTGCAGGCGTACTCGTCCTTGGTCAGCTGAGAGACGTCTGCCGGGTTGCGACGGTTGCCCGCTGCGGTATTGGTGCGGCTGGCGATGGGGCCGTTGACCCCGGCGAGCAGGGCCTCGCCCGTCTGCTCGGTGACGCCGATCAGGTTGATGGCCTTGAGGAAGGCGCTCGATTCCTGCATGGCGGTTTCCAGCGTCTGCTGGACGCTGGGGGCGACGTTAAATTTCTCGGTCGCACTGGCAACGCCGTTGAGCAGAGCGATCTGCGCGGCCAGGGCGGTGAAGGCGAGGCGGGTTACGTTACGCATTGGGTATTCTCCGGGGTGCAGGCTGGGTGGTATCAGAACGTGGTC